TAAACCGATCGCTGGACAAACTTTTGGATGTTTTTCTTTTATCACTCCCGAGAAAATTTTGAAGCAAAAGGAAATGTTCTTTTTTGAGGAATTCCTAAAGAGATGGGAATTCTCTAAATCTATGGAAAAGTTTCATCAATTTATTAATTTTATGTCTTACAAATATAAGTTATCTTTTGAGGATGTAATGAAGGACTACGAGGGATTTGTCAAGGAAGAGCGTGACAATATTATTTCTTCTTCTATTGAGGATGACTACAAAACTTTCTTAGACAAGGAAGAGGATGAACTTGAAAAGCAATTCAATATCAAGCATAATTTTCAAACATCTGTGCGTGGTTTCAAGGCTCGCGGTCATTTTGCCTCACAAGAGGAGGCCGAATTACGCGCTAAATTGATCCGAGAAGTGGATCCCAGTTTTGATGTATTTGTCGGCCCTGTTGGCACTTGGTTGCCATGGGATCCTGAAGCTTACAAAACTGGACGCGTTGAATATATGGAAGAGGAGCTCAATCAACTTGCACAAGAGAAACAGAAGAACGAGTCAGCAGCCAAGAATGCATTTGAGGCTCGTGTCAAGGAAACTAAGCAGAAGGCAATTGATGAGAACAAGAAGAATGCAGAGAAGCATGGTAGCGTTTTAACGCAAGATATTGACCAAGAGGGCAATTTAGTTGGTGTCAGTGCAACTAGTCAGGAGAAGGCACTAACAACTAATGCAGATACCATCTCTGTTGCGGATATTCGTTCAGAGCTATTTGATGGCGACAATGTTATTACCGGTAAGACTGATTATGGGCGATCTGAACTTGTTAGTGGGCCTTTTTCAATGAAAGAGAAGGAGAGGGATGAATAAATATTCAATAAAATTGAAAAGAATTAAATAATTATATTAAACATAAACTAACATAATTATTATATCAAATGGAACAAATTCAAGAATATACAAATAATGGAAAATGGATTGCCATCACTTCATTAATTTGGAATGAAGCATTTAAACAATTAATTATATCTTGCATGAATGAACCAGACTTTATTATAAAGTTTTCAAATCCTGAAAATTATTGTATTTATTGGATTAAACTAGAAACATTTATGGCACACTATTATGGAAAAACTCCGGAAAAACCGGATAAATTTATATTCTTATTATTATTAACATATCCAAAAAAATACATTTTACAACTTAAAAGTTTTTTACAGCTAAAAATAGCATTTAATGAATTAAATGATGATCATAATAATAGCGATAATTCTGATTTCACTTGTGCTTCATATAGACATGATGATGAAAATGATGGTTCTCACACTTGTATATGTAGTCAAGTAATCGAACATGTTTTTGAATTTGAAAATAACTTATCAGGAGTTTGCTTTAATGTAGGCAGTGTTTGCAACAAAAGACATCGTGTTATTAGTGAAAATGATGAACAATATAAATTAATGCAGCGAGCAGCAAGAGATAGAAAAGATGAAATTAAAAATGGATGGCCTCAAGGATATAAAGAAAATCAACGATTAATTAAAAAACAACTAAAGGAAGAAAAAAATAAATCAAGTTCTAGTTCAGAAACAGAAACAGAGCCAATTAAATATACTATTAATAACAGATGTATTATTTGTCAAAAAGATAAAATTATATATAGCCCTTCTAACAGCAGCAGCATCAATGGTATTTGTTCATGCGTTCCAAATAAAATTAAAAGAAAATCTAAAAAACTGAATAAACAACTTTTAAAAGAAATACAGACAATTTCTTGTTTAAATTGTAAACAAGAGACTAGAAAAATAAAAAATAATAAATTATGTTCTGTATGTATTCAAATTAAAACAGCATTAGTTTGTTTAAAATGTAATATTGATTTTCTATCACCTACAAATATTAATGCAAAATTTTGTAATACTTGCATTTCTACAGTTAGAAACTGTCTTGATTGTAATGATTATATAATGTCTCCAGAAACTTATAAAAATAGATGCACTGATTGTTTTAAACAAAATAAACAATCTCAAAAACATGTTTACATCGAATGTATCGAGTGCGGCGATGATGTGTTAATACCTGAAACAGAAAAAGAATGGAGAAAGATCTGTAGAATTTGTTTTTTAAAAACCAAAAGCACTTGTGAAAAATGTTCTTCAAATGTTAAAATATTATTTGTTAAAAAGGAAGGACCAAATAAAGGTAAAAAATTTTACAAATGTGAATCATGTGGATTATTTAAATGGGTTTAATTTGATTTATAATTTTATATATTTCTCTACCATTTACTCTTTTTTACCGCAATTTTGGGTCCCCCACCGCGTTTCTTCACATTATTTGGGTCATATTGCTCCTCTTCGTCTTCATCATTTATCTGCTTAGACAGCTCCCAGAACTCTTTTGAACCTAATCTAAAGTCATTGTGTGGATCTGCCTTATACCAGAACACCTGATCTTGCAGCTTATTTGATTTTGCGTTGTTATTTATCACAAGACACTCGTAATTCTCTGTGCATTGATCCATTACTTGGCAAAATGACTCTAATGTAGGAAACATGCCTGCATAATTTTCATATATTCTCTTTCTATTAGCTATATATGGCTCTCTTAAAATAAACACATAATCTATATTTGTTCTTAGTGTTGGTGGAATTCCTAGAGGATATTGCATTGTAATAATTAGCATGACCTTCCAATGTCGCCCATTCATGAATAAAAGCCGCATCATCTTGTCGCGCGCCCAAGTGTTATCATATAAGCAGTCATCTAAGATCACAAAAGTTCGCGGATCAATAGTTGATCTTTTAAACTGTTCCATTTCTTTTTTGATCTGTTTCAAAACTTGTCTCTGTCGTTTCAAAATGTTCTCCACAATAGCAGTATTATATTCATTGTGAATAAATAATTTTGGCACCAACTTGCCATAAAATCCGTTTCCTTCTTCAGTTCCGGAAATGACAGTGCCAATAGGAATATCTTGATGATAATATAATAAATCTCTTACCAAAAATGATTTACCTGTGTCACGGCGCCCTATTAAAACAACAACTGGCCCTTTAGATTCATTAGGTTTAAAACTAATTGTTTTCATGTCAAAACGCTTTAGCTCTAAATTCATTTATTATTATTATATATAAAAAAAATAAATAAATTTACGCAACCTTTAAATACCTTTTCATTTAGGCATATTATACAACTTTGTTAGTTTGAATTAAACAATAACCCATTAATTATAAAACATAAAACATAAAACATAAAACATAAAACATAATAATAAGTTAAATATAACTTATAATTTTATTTTTATTAGCTAATGGCAATTACAGTAAACTATCAAAAGAGAAAGAATATTAATCTTTTCAACAAGTTTCAGTCAAATCCAAATATTTCTTTATCTAATGTGCAAAACTACATACCAATTTATGACAAATTTTTTTCATTAAACACCACCAATTTTAACTCCATAAATTTAAATCATATGTGGAGCATTTCTGATATTAAGGATTTAAAAAATAAAGGAGACAAAGAGGATTCTTTTGAACATCAACATATTTATACTTGCAAACTTAAAAATATATCCGATGATGAAGATTTTACAATGACTCAAAAGGTCTTTATTAAAATGGCGCCATTGTTAGATCCATTTAAATATTTAGTTGGTAAATATAACCATACTGATCCTAATTTATTTAATTTACCATCAATTGATAAAACTAAAAGAGTTCATCCTAAACTTGAAGATCCTAACAATTCTTCCTATATTGATGGTTTCTTCTCATTCTTAACTAGTCAAGTTCTTCATAAACATAATTTTATTCATGGACTAGATTATTATGGCTCTTTTTTAGCAATTAAAAATAATTATAAAATTAATGTTATTGATGATATTGATTATTTAGTTCAATCCGATTTTTTTAATAAGCAAAAAAATACACTGTTTACGGTAGAAGATTATTCACATTTAATGCAGACCACCGCCGAACCTACCTTAAAACCACTTAAAATTATGAATATTTCACAAAAATCTAACTTATCTGTAAAATCAATAGATGATTCTATTTTTGAAAATATTTTTGAAAATACTAACACGCAATCTATATCTTTAGATGATGTTAAAATGTTAAATATGGATCTTGTTGATATTACAAATTCTATTGATATCACTGATCAAAAAAAATCAGCTAGTCTTAAATCTGGTTCATCATGCTCCTCTAGAACATCTCATACAAATGAAAATGACAATAATAATTCCGATTCAGACCCTGATTTACTTAAAAATGACATAGAAGAACTAGAGGATTTAGACTGTTCTAAGTCTGCTTCTAAATCTTCCGCATCAGGAAGCCGTTGTTCTAATTCTGGATCTTCTAAATCAATCTATTCAGAAAGTTCTTATGAAACTGACTTAGAAGAAGAAAAATTATTTCTAACTTTTCAAAAATTTCCTGTGCAAGTTATCTGTATGGAAAACTGTGAAAGCACACTTGATGAACTAATTATTAATACAGATCTATCTCATGATGAATGGATGTCAGCTCTTATGCAAATAATAATGACACTTATTGCATATCAAAAATTATTTTCATTCACTCATAATGATCTTCACACAAATAATATTATGTATATACCAACTAACAAAAAATTCCTCTATTATTTATACAAAAAAAAGTATTACAAAGTTCCCACTTTTGGAAAAATATTTAAAATTATTGATTTTGGACGAGCCATCTATAAATTTGACAATAAATTATTTTGCAGTGATAGCTTTCAAACTGGCGGTGATGCTGTTACACAATATAATACTGAACCATACTTTAATGATAAAAAACCGCGTTTAGAACCGAATTTCAGTTTTGATTTGTGTCGTTTAGCATGTTCTATTTTTGATTATATCATAGATGATATGGATAGCATAAAAAATATAAATAGCTGCGATCCTATTGTAAAATTAATTGTTGAATGGTGCACTGATGATAATGGCATTAATGTGCTATACAAGAATAATGGCGCAGAAAGATATCCTGATTTCAAATTATATAAAATGATTGCACGATGTGTACATAATCATACTCCAAATGCACAATTAGAACGACCAGAATTTAGTAAATTTGCTATTTCAAAAAATGGTGTTTCAAAAGGAGAAATTGTTATGAATATGGATGAACTCCCAACATATTGTTAGTTTGAATTATATATTTTTATTTTATTAATTAATATTATTATATAATAAATTATATAATAAATTATAAATATTTATTATATATGTCATACGGATTTATTATTACAAGACATGTTAATTCTGAACTAACAAATAAATATTGGAATCAGTGTGTAAAATTAATAAGAACACATTACCCTTTTAGAAAAATTATTGTTATAGATGATAATAGTAATTATGATTTTGTAAAAGCAGATCATGATTATAAAAATATTGAATTTATTCAATCAGAATATCCTAAACGCGGTGAACTATTGCCATATATATACTTTTTAAGACATCAATGGTTTGATAATGCTGTTATTTTGCATGACAGTGTTTTTATTCATCAAAGAATTCCTTTTGAAAATTTAAAAGTTCCTGTAATACCTTTATGGCATTATAGTTATGACAAAGAATATTTAGATAACTTATTAAGAATTAGCAACTATCTAAAAAATAATTTCTATCTTAAACAAAAATTACAAGGACCAGAAGTAAAAATCTTAGGAATGAATACTGACGATAAATTTAACTTATGCTTTGGAGCACAATCTTATATTAATTTAAATTTTTTAAAAAAAATAGAAAGCAAATATAATTTAACTAACTTAGTTAATTGCATTACCTGCAGAAAGGATAGATGTGGATTTGAAAGAATAATAGGCTTACTTTTTTTTCAAGAATATCCTAATCTCAAAAATATAGGATCACTTTTTGGTAATATAACGAATCATTATAGGTCATTTCATTACAATTATGAACAATATTTTCAGGATTTTCAAAATAAACAATCTCATGGTAAATTTGTTAAAGTATGGACTGGCAGGTAAAGGTGGATTAAAATGGAGGATTATCTGTAAATGCAATTGGTGTATTAATTACAGAACTTTCTTTAATCACTGGACTTAATTGATCCAAAATAAAGATTCCAAAAACTACACTAACATATACAACTAATGCATCTCTAATTAACACCTTTAAAGGTTTACTTTCCTTTTCAATATATTGCATTTCTAAAAATTTAGCAATAAAAAAAATAACAGATATTATTCCAGCTACTAAAAATATATTATCCATTTACAATATATTTTTACAATTCATTTATCTATTTAACGCGTTCTAACAACTAACAAATTAGGCTAAAACTTCTATATCATCTAACAAAAGATTTGGTTCTAAATCTATTGACTTTTGTCCAATTACATGTACATCTAAACTATTTAGATCCACTAATTCATCAGAAATATTTAGTTTCTCATCATCGTCATCTGCATCCGCCTCTTCCTCCATCTTTCTCTGTATATTTCTTAAATTACTTATCTCTTCTAATCTTTCTAAAGTTTTGGGAGCACTTATTAATTCCTCTTTTCCTTTTTCATTTACAGCCTTATCTACATCATTGAATTTTAATCCCTCCACCTTAGGTTTTTCACCTTCTGCAACATATGTTGTCTCTCCTCTTGCATTTAATGCTTCACTCTTTTCAACTATTTGTTCTTTGATCTCTTCAATTACATCGTCTTCCACCGTTTCATCCATATATGCCTTCAAAATATGTTCAATTGGAATACTTTCTCTAACTGCATTCAAAATACACTCTTGCACAATCGTTTCCATTTCTCTATTATGCTTTTGTGTTTGCAAAGGTGGTACACCAATTTCAAATAAATATACATTTTTATATATCTTTCGCGCTACATTAATATACACTTTATGAATAAAATCATCTAATTTTGGTATATTAATATCTATCTTTTTCTGTTTCTGACCAACTCGCATTGCAGTTAGCAATTTTAACTGAATTATATGCACACATGTCACTAATTCTTCTAAATATCCACACCCACTACGATCAATAATTCGTTTTCGTTCTTGTTCTATAATGGATGGATTCCATTTTGGAATACGAGTTATTAGATTCTGAAATGTCATCAAATACTTATCCATTTCTCTGTTGTCTTTGCATAGTTTCATAGATTCATCAAAAATTGACTTAAATCCCTCAATAACCAATGGCGTCAAAATAGTTAGCAACCGTGCTCCCCATTCATTTTTAGACTCATGTAACGAACTAACATTAAAATCATCCATGTATTATGTAAGAATTAGAGCTTTTTTTTTGTTAGTTTTAACTCACCATGATTTTCTTTTTGAACCACCTAGATCGTAAATTGTTAATTTTCTTTCCTTTGCCTTTTTACTATTAACTCGTCTATTATGCTTTTCATCTTCTCTTCTTTGTCTTTCAATATCCTTTGGATCCATTGGTGTTCCAGTAAAACCGCTTAGTATATTTTTTCTTTGGTTTTCTAATTCACTATTTACTCGCCTTATTTCATTATCTCGTTTTTCTCTTTCTGCAGCCCTTTTTTCATAT